TAATGGTAATATTAGATACTATCGTAATGTTAGTGCTGCTGGTTATCTAGCAACCAATACTACTGCTTATTACTTACAGTTGAATACTAAGGCAGGTGGCACTACTTATCTCACAAATACCACTGCACAAACATTAGTCAATGCAGGTCAATTTGTAACTGGGGCAATAAAAGCACAAGTTAATGCAGGTGCTATAGATTCTCCTTCTGCTACTGTAAATCAGAATAATGGTTTGGTCACTGTTTACAGAAATGTTACAACAGCGGGATTCTTATCTACAAGTACTACAAGTGGTACGTTGCAGTTAACTACTAAAACAGGTGCTGGTTCTAATTATCAAAACAACTTATATGTAACTCCATACACAAATGGAACTGCACAAACTATTATGAATAGAAATGAATTCCTTGTTGCTAACCATCTAATAGTTAATGGTGTTAGCGCCGGTACTCTTGCGGCAGGTAGTGCTTCTGTTCTTAATAATTCTAATGGAAATATTCGTTATTACAGGAACGTTAGCGCAGCAGGTTATATTGCAGCAAATACAACAGCTTACTATTTACAACTTAATACTAAAGCAGGAGCTACTTATACAAATATAACTACTACTGCTATAACTGTTATTAATGCAGGACAGTTTGCTACTGGTGCAATAAAAGTATCTGCTCCGACAGGCACATTAGATGCTGGTAGTGCATCAGTATTGAATAACAGTAATGGTAATGTAAGATATTATAGAAATGTTAGTGCCGCAGGGTATATTGCTGCAAATACAACTGCCTATTATCTGCAATTAAATACAAAAGCAGGTGGAACATTCAATGTCAATTCAACAGGTAGTACATTAATCAACGCTGGTCAGTTTGCTACAGGAGCTATAATAGCAAAAGCAATTATGGACAACTGTACTTATGATTCTGCTAATACAAAACTAACAATTCCAACAGGGTTGATTACTGTATAAAATATTGTAATATATAATAATAGTATCTTAAGATAAATTGAAGGATGAAATATGAAAAATATAACAGTTGGTATTCCTGCATATCATGCTCAAGATCATATTTGTGATGTATTATCTTCTATTAGAATACAGACTTTAGTTAAAGACGTTTCCATTATAATCGCAAAAGATGATCCAAAAGATGATTATGAATTTGTAAAGGATAGATATCCAGAATTAGATATTACAATATTAGATTGCGAAGTAAATACTGGTCCGGGTCTTGCGAGACAAAGAGCATTAGATGCTTGTAAAACTCCTTGGATAACCTTTATTGATGCAGATGATATTTTTTTAAGTCCATTTTCATTAGAAAATCTATATAATTCTATTGAAAGTAACTGCATAGAAGTCATGGGGATATTTCTCCAAGAAGTTACCGATAATCCAAATATAAGAGTTATTAGAATAGATAATGCTACCCACCCTTGGGTATTTGGTAGACTTTATAACGTAAACTTTTTAAGGTCAAATAATGTAAGATTTTCTGAATTAAGAGCTATGGAAGATGGAGAGTTTAATTCTAAGATAAATCTTATTACTGCTGGAACAGGTTTGATTGTTAAACAAATAAATGCTGAAGTTTACTTATGGAGAGTTGGGTCAGAACATTCTATTACAAGAATAGGGGTTGAAGATGGAATCCCCCAATATAATTTTGACCTTTGTGCAGTTGGTGCAGTTGTAGCAGCAATCAATGCGGTAAACTTTGCAAGAAGCGTTAACCCGTTTAATGGTAATATAACAAGATACATTGTAGAGATAATGATAAATTGTTATTTCACATATATAGAATGTTTAGTAAAGAGACCAGTATTTGCAGAACAGTGCTTCTTTAATGCGAAGAATTTTTATAATGCCTGTTATAAAGATATAGAATCTCAGATAAGTAAAAAGATATTAACCGATTTATATACTTCTTCTTTAACTACTAAAGCTCAAGATTTGATAGGTATCATTCCTGAAATCACTTTGTTTGATTTTCTCGATGAAGTAAAGAATGCAGAATTTAGAGGTCAAGAAGAATTCGAAGAAATAAGAGCTAAATTACCTGAAGAAATTATTCAAAATGATTTAAAAACAGGTGTGTTTGGACATAAAGAAATTACAGAGGAGAAGGAATAGAGATGTCTTATATCAGTCAGATATCTCCTGATAATGGAACCACTACATACAAGTTAACAGATTGTTTATATGGTACTTGTAGCACTGCGGCAAATACTGTTGCTAAAATAGCTGTATGTGAAGATTTCAATGCCCTTGTTCATGGTGCTACAATTCGTATCTATATGACAAATCAGAACACTGCCACAAGCCCTACACTAACTATTCAAGATAAGGCTTCAAGTCCAACTGTAACATTTGGCCCTAAACCAATTTTAAGATATGCTTCCACCGCAGTTGGAACAAATGCAGAAGCTAGTTGAACTGCTGGAACAGTAATTATGCTTTTATATGACAGTACGTATTCTAGTAATACTGGTGCATGAAGGGTTGTAGCACATAGAAATAATACAACCTATAGTGCTATGTCAGTATCAGAAGGACAGACAGGTACAGCAACTAGCGCCAGGTCTATGAGGGCAGATTATTTATCTCAGATAGCCGGTTCATGAAGCTATCCTGTTATAACATCATTAACTTCGGGTAGTACTCTTGTATGAAATAGAGAATATAGATTAGGTTCAATTACAAGTCTCACCTTTACTATTCCAGCTATACGTACTAATGATGCTAATGAAATAAGAGTTGTATTTACAGCAGGAAGTGCTATAACAGCAGCTATTACTGCGCCATCTGGTGTGACATTATATGGTATAAATGATGTTAGTATTGCTTCTGGTAAGGTATATGAATTATCAATTGCCACTATATCAGCTTCAGCAGTATCTGTTTTATGTAAGGAGTGAGGCTAGTGTTATATAATAGAGATTATGGTAAATTAACTGAAAATAACCTGGAATATGCTCCCAGAAATATTCAAATAGATCTAACATGATATATACCTGGTCAAGAAGAACATTATCTTCAAGCAGGATATCTTCACATAGTACACACACCATGCCCCGATGATGGTAAATATTATGAATCTCATTGAGGCATTGTTGATGGTCATATAACAGAGGTATGAGAAGAAAAACCAATTCCTCCGGAACCGGAACCTGAACCAGATCCGTTCCTCGATTTACAGGAAGCTACGATAGATCATGAATATAGAATAACCTTACTTGAACTAGGAGTATAAAATGTTATTTAGGACTATAAAAGCTCTTATTGAAGCAGGAAGAACTGAAGGTCTTGAAGAAAAGATTGATATATTTTTTGCTGCTGGAAAACTTACTGAAGAAGAATATAATACTTTGATTGAAATGCTAAGAGGTAAAGATGCTAACACTTCAGAGTAATAAAGAAATAAGAATCAATAAAGGGGATTCTGGAATGGCCCCTTTATTTATAAATATAGGAGACAACTTAAGACCGATTGGTTATGAGTTTAATATTCCGATTGATATTAATATTGTTTCCACACTCCCCTATGTAATTAAATTCTTACATTATAATGATGGAGCTATAGCAAGAGTAGATGAACAAGATCATACTCTATATCTAACTAATATGGATAGTAATACTCCAGAGCTCAATATTATCTTTTATGAAGATACTTGGAGAGAAAAAGTAATTAATGCTGGTTATTATCATATATGGCAAGAAGATAGTGATTGGTTGTGGGATGCAGGAACTCCGGGAACAGAGGAAGTAATTGATATTTCAAAATATGGATTTGTATTTCCTGGTAATGGAGTTATTGTTGGCGGGATTGATATGCATGTTAATTATCAACTTATCACTAACAATTCCTGTATTTATTTTGAAATGTGGCCTATATTAGAAAACCCACAAGTTCCTTTATTAACAAAGAAAATAACTCCATCGTTACAATTAGTTGAGACTTATATGAATGATAATTTATTATATAGCCAACATACTAATACAGTAAATAGTTATGGTGAAATACTATTAAAGTTTAATCCGGAAGATACAGAAACTATAGAAAGAGGAAAATATCTATATCAATTAAGAAGTTATTTATATAATTCTTACTCTGATGTTTATGATGTTAAAACAATAATAAATAGAACTCCTTTCTATGTTATTGATGATAATTTTTCACAAAGAATTTGGTAAGTTATGGGTATAATTAGAAGAAGACTGTTACTGAGCGATGAAGGTGGGTTATTACCCAAAGGTCAGTGATTATCAGCACCACAATACACTGCTTTTGAAAGTTGGCCTATATATACTTTTATGTCAGCAGACGGTAATCATGCTGGAGTTATAACCGGATATAATGGTTCTAACATGTCTATGTATTCTTATGATTTCAATTCGGCTGTTAACTCTGAATATCCTGTTTATGCTAACAGGCATAAGTATGTATCTGATGCCGGTAATTTTAAAATTTCTAGAATTGGGGATAACTTGATATGGGCAAATACATACTCCAGTATTACAAATACAATATCTTCATATCTACAGCAGTCTATAGGAACTACTAATATTTCTACTACTTATAATAATGCCAGTTATGTACCTATATTAGTAGATGATGGTTATCTGTATACAATGAGGAGTACATCATATAGGTATAGAACCCAAAATCTAACCTCCTTTACAAGTCAAACAACTTATTATTGTCCTTCTGGTAGTTTATTATATACTTATGGTGGTAATGGTCATGCCTTCTTTATAAATACAGCTGCAAAATTAAGCCAGTATAATATGACTGCTAACAGCACTACTCAATTGACTTGTACCTACTTGCCTTCTGCTAGCCTTATGTTTAATAGATATAAACAAGGACTATTATATGACGGAAATTACTATTTTCCATTTTCCTCTGATTCTGCTTCTGGTATATTAAAATATGATAATAGTACTTTTTCAGTTTTTTACGATGATACGGAAACTGGCATAAGCTCTTCTAGTGTGGCAAGTGCTGGAGCGTTATGTTTAGTTGGAAATTACATGGCTTACGCATCCTTTAATACTAATGGGCAGTTAGCTATTAAATTTTTAGATCTCTCCAACGGAACAGAAATAAGCAGAGAAATTGTTATGACTACAACTTATTCGAATAATAGAATATATAACGTTACTTCATTAGCGTTAGATATAAATACTGGTCGTGGTGTGACTGGATATTATATATGGACACCAGCATCATCAGCATATTATGATTGAGGTATACTAGCAAGAAAAACATCTTAAATATAGATTAAGGAATAAACTAATGCTTAGAAGAAGATTATTAATAAGACAACATAATAAAGGTACAAGTGGATTTACTAATCCTATTATAGTAAATTTACCCAAAGTGCAAGATGGGGAGCGCCTCATAACTACTCCAGTTTACTATCCAGACGCGGGGAAATATTATACAATAAATGGAGATAAAAGCGGTCATATATCTACAAGTTCTTATCTTGATTCAGGGTATACTAATACTTCCCTAACATTTCCTTGGCCTTGGAATGGAGATTATGCCGAAACTTACGATTATATATATTGTGGCGGAGTAAATGATACTCTATTTATAAATAAATCTTGAGAAAAAGGGGATGAAAATTATTCAGTAAGGTACATAAATTATGATTCTGATAATCATACTAATTCTATTTTAACTTCAAATCTTCTTGGAAAAGGTAGATCCTATAATACTTTACTGCTTAATGGTGGAAAAATAAATGATTTTGTTGCATTTGTAACTACTCGGCATAACTGAGATAATGATTACTGATTTACTTATGGAAATACAAATGACTGACGTAACGTTAAAGAGTCCGATGATTTTGGTCATTCATCCAGTGATAGGTATGCAAGCGGAGCTTCAACTTATCCATTAATAGAACCAGAAGAAGATAGAATCACTATTGCTGGATATGATTATAATATGTATTCTGGATCAGGGACTAGAACTGTGTACGGAAACTTAATTATATGGTCTATAAGTACAGATGGTACATTAACTAAAAGTTATATACAAAAACTGAACGGTAAAAGACTATATAGATGGTGCAGATGTAATTCCTTGTTTAAAATAAATGATACCTATTACTTATACTATATGGAAGAGAGTGATGGTATATGGCAGTTTGCTAAATCAGATAATCTATTTTCAGACGACTGGGTAAAATGTTCAGATGAAAATCTTCCTACTGGAATAGAAGTATATAAATTCAAACAATTAGGAAATCATGTTGTAGGAGTAGATATTAAAGAAACTGAAACTACTATCTATTCAACTGATAATTTAGTTGATTGGAATACCGTTACAATCGAAAATGATGGATATACATACACAAACTATAGAAACTTTTCCTCTATTTCTGGTGTTCCAAATTGGCAAGAAGATGATGAATATTATTATTACTTAGTATCTAACGGGCAAGATTTAAGTGGTTATCCAATATATAGGGAAATAGGACCTTATGATAGTAGATTAATAAAATTTAGAAAATAAAAAGACCTACAAATAAGTAGGTCTCCTTATTTATATAAGAGATGCTAGTAAAAACATAATAGCAAATAAGTTTATAGAAATGATATCATTTCTAATAATTCTGGGTCTCTTTTTATAATAAAGAATTCTACAAAAAATTTGAAACCTAAGTTCTGCAAAAATAAGATAAATAGCGGTACTGAAATATCGATGTACTAATGGCGCCAGTCTGATAGATCCTTCCATACAAACACCTCCAATGCTAAAAGGAATCTTTTCTTAAGGTCATTGAGTTTATATTTAAGAGATTTTCTATGTCCTCTCTTAATTCTTGATCTCCTTATCATTCTATAGGCATAACGAAGGGTTTCATTATCATTTATATGATATACCCCCATGTTATTAGTTTCTGTATCATCTGCTAGCATGTAGTTAAAAGATACAGTTCCATCTTCATGACATTCAATATTGATTGAATTATAACCAGACCTATCGGATCTTTTTAATAAAGACAAAACAAAATCAGCAATATCTTCATTAGAAAAGTTGTAACTCATTGATTACCTCCTTATTATTTATACTTATTATATAATAGAATCATTGATAAACCAACTAAATTGAGATAAAATAATGCTAAATTATTATATAATAAGGAGATAAAAATATGGGATACGAACCTAGATTAGTTTGCCCAGAAAATGGGAATAAATACTATAACAGAAAAGTTAATGGTGGTTATTCTAAGTGTGTAAGAGGAAATAAGTCTAAATCTTGTTTTAACCCTAAGTTAGATGTTCTACCAAATTGTGTGGGATATGCTTGGGGAAGATTTAATGAGATTGGAAATTATGGAGAGTTCAAATACTTTACTAATGGTAATGCTGAAGACTTATACGTAAGGTGCCAAACTATTGGATTAGAAGTTGGTCAAGAACCAAAACTTGGTTCCATGATAGTTTGGAGAAAAGGAAAAGCAGAAACATCTTCAGATGGTGCAGGACACGTAGCAGTAGTAGAAGTAATAAACGAAGACGGAAGTATTGTAACTTCTGAGTCTGGCTGAGATGCTAATAAGTTGTTCTGAACACAAAAAAGACAAAAAGGCAGTAAAGGTAATTGAGGACAAGCAACAACTTATACATTTCTGGGTTTTGTTTATAATCCAGCAGTTAATGAAGATATTCTTAGAAAAGGAGATAAAGGACCGAAGGTAAAACAATTACAAAAAGATCTAAATACTTTTGGTTGGTACGATCTTACTATAGATGGTTCATTTGGTCCGGGTACAGAAAAAGCAGTTAAAGATGCTCAAGGTAAACTTGGTCTTACTGTAGATGGAATTGTTGATAGTACAATGCAATCTAAACTAAGTGAAGCTAATGAAATGGCAACAGGTTCTACTTTAAGGACAATCATAGTAGACGGAAAGCAAAGACAACTTCCAGGAATGTTAATTGATGGTTGGAATTTTATTAGACTAAAAGATTTAGATTACAAGTTTGATTTAGCGGGTGTTACTTATAATACGAGTAAGAAAATGCCTGAAGTAAAAACGAAGTAATGGGAACAAAAACTAAAGCTGAATTAGAGCTTGAAATTAAAAAATTAAAAGAAGAGCAAAAACAAAAGTTGGAAAATAAATTCACAACTACAAAAAAAATATTGTGGTTATCATGAATATTATTTATAGCTTTGATTGTTGTTACTGCTTGTGGTATAGAAACCGGAATGGCTATGGAAATAGTTGGTGGTGTTGTAACTGCTGTAACAACCCTTGGATATCTGTGAAAAGCAAGATTAGAAAATAAAATAAAAATAACCTTAAGTATGTTAGATGAATTAGAAAATAGAGAAAACTTATCAGAAATTACTAGTATGTTAGAAGTGTTATTTAAAAACGATTAAATGTAATATATTATATCTTAGTAACTGGTTGGTTATGGTAGGCCTACCAACTAAGATATAACCATAATCAATCAGTGAAAGGATATTTATTATGACTTATAATGAATTTATTGATTCTATTTTAGAGTCTAGAGGAAGATTTGGAATTACTGAAGGATATAAAGAAAGACATCATATTATTCCAAGATGCTTAAATGGATCCGATGAAAAAAATAATTTAATTGATTTATATGCTAATGAACATTTTATAGCACATTATTTATTAGCTAAAGAAAATCCTGATGAATATAAATTATCATTTGCACTTTATGCAATGTTAAATTTAGAAAGTGGGATTATGCATAGAAAAATTAATTTAGATATAGATCCTTATATATATGAAGATGCAAGAATAATGGCAGCAAAAGCGGTGTCTTTTATGAATAGTAAAGAAAATCTTTCTGAAGAAAGATTAGAAAAATTAAAACATCCTAAAAGTGAGATTCATAAACAGCATATAAGAGAAGCTTTAATTGGAAGAGAAATACCTGAACGTACTAGAAAAGCAGTATCTGAATCTAATAAAAAGAGAATAGGTGAGAACCATCCTATGTGAGGGAAAAAATATTCTGATGAATGAAGGAATCATATAAGTAAGGCTTTAAAAAATAGTCCTAATATAAAAGGTGAGAATCATCCTATGTATGGTAAACATCATTCAGAAGAAACAAAAGAAAAAATAAGGATAAAAAATAGAATTAATAGTTCTGATGAAAAAAATCCTATGTACGGCAAAACAGGTAAAAACAATCCTAATTTTGGAAAACATAGATACAATAATGGAATAAAAGAAATTTCTGTTTTTGATGATGAAGTTCCAGAAGGATTTATTAGAGGAAGACTTAAAAAGAAAATTAATTAGAGGATTAAAATGGCTACGCAATATACTGCAAAGATACCTTTTAGTAGACTAGTTAAGATAGGTATTTGGTCAAATCAAAGTACTAAATATGCTATGTCTACTATTTATAGTAAATTAAAAACTAAATATCCAGGAAAAGAAATATATATCATAAATGGTGGATTTTTTAACATGTCAACCTTTAGGGCTATATTTGATTTAAAAGCTGATGGTACGACATATTCAAAACAATTTACTATGGCATATATGGGAATGAAAGATAACAAAATCAAGTTTGATTATGGGGAAAAGAATTCTTCACAATATACCGATATTGTTACTGCATATCCAATACTTATAGAAAAAGGTGTCAAAAGTCCTAATTTTGAAAAGCTAGATGGTGCTGAAAGAGGAAGAAGTATGTTAGGGTATAATGATAATGAAGTCATTGTATCTTGCATACAAGACGTAAGTAATACGTCTGATTTTTCTATGAATGAAGAATTAAATTTCATGCTTTCTCAGAAATGTACCTATGCTATAAATCTTGATGGTGGTGGTTCTTCTCAATGTAATTTCAATGGAAAAATTATTAATTCATCAAGAAAAGTTAATAACTTTGTTTATTTAGTTGCTACTCCGGCTACTAATGAAAGTAATACCACTCCTTCAAATGCACAATATCCTATTGGATCAATTGTTAAACTTAAAAAAGGTGCTAAATGAATAAGTGGTAAAACTGTCCCTGACTGAGTTATGAATTCAACATTATACGTAAGAGCAGTTAACGGAAACAACATTACAATATCTACTCAAAAAACTGGAGCCGTTACTGGAACGGTATTATCTAGTTATATTGAAGGTAACGTATCTTCTTCATCTTCATACCAAGTGAAGATAACTGCTCAAACACTAAATGTAAGATCTACATATAGTACATCAGGAAAAATAGTGGGCAAAGTAACAAAAAATCAAATAGTAACAATTGTGGAGGTAAAAAATAATTGAGGAAAACTGGGAGATAATTCTGGTTGAATATATTTACAATACACCAAGAAAGTTAATTAATAGAAGGTAAATATCAGAAATGACAGTTATTGAAATTTTAGAAGCCTATTGAAAGGAAGGTTTACTCTATGTAATTTTAGGATGCGGAATAATTCAGATTTCTCCAATTAAAATAAATCCGTTTTCTTGGTTAGCAAAACATATCGGTAATGCTTTGAATGCTGATGTTATCAAACAACTTGAAGACCACAAAAAATCATTGGATAACTTATCAGAGAAACTTGAAAAACACATCAAAGAAAATGAAAGAGAGTACATTGATGAATGTCGTAGAAGAATACTAACTTTCAACGAAAAGGTTATAGCTAATGACCATATTACCAAAGAAAGATATGACAGTATTCTAGAAGACATAGATGAATATGAAGATTACTGTAGATTAAATCCTGGATACCCGAATTCAAAAGCTATCCTTTCTATTCAAAATCTAAAGGATGATTATCTACACAGATATCAGAAAGAATAATTATGGATTATATAATTCAACAAATTTTAGAAAACTTAAAGAATGTAGGACTAGGTTGTGGTATATTTGTTATATCATATTTATCAAATATGATTTTAGGTCTGTGGTACAACATTAAAGTTTTAAATCAAGAATTCGATTACCATAGACTTATCAATTCAGCTCTAAAAATCTTAGCATTTGTATTTGGTACTTCACTTCTTGCAATAGGAATTACATTAGTTCCAATATTTGCAGATTATGTTGGAGTAGTGATACCCGAAGAATATACTGATGTTCTACAAGCTATTGCAATAGTATCTTTATTTATTATTTGCTCATGTAAATATCTTGTTGAGGCTTATAATAAATTTAGAGCTATTCTGTTCGGCGAAAGAAATGTATAATATTATTATAAAGAGGTGTAGCCTCAGCAACTGGTTATATTAGGGTGCCAACTGTTTTTGCCTCCTTTACAGTAAACATATACTCCTCCTTTCTTTACTAATATAACCAGTTGTTTTCTTTAGGAGAATTGACTATGAATATGTTAAATGATATCTTTAATCTTTGCATTGTTCCATTACTAGCTGTTTTGGTTACTTACTTAGCAATCTTTTTGAGAAAAAAGTCTTTAGAGTTACAAACCAAAGTAGATAGTGAACTAGCAGCTAAATACATTAACATGTTAACTGAAATAGTTATTGATTGCGTACAAGCAACAAATCAAACTTATGTTAATGAATTAAAAGAGAAAGATGCTTTTGATGAAGCTGCACAAGCGGAAGCACTTTGCAAAACATACAATGCAGTTATGCAACTGCTAAGTGAAGATGCAAGAGAATTTTTAGAAGAATTCTATGGAGATCTTCCTTTATTAGTAAATCAATTAATAGAATCATTTATCTTAAATAGTAAAAAATAGATAGATTGTATTGAGATAACAAATTAAGTTGCCTATGACAAATAATTTTGAAGAACTAAATCAATTAAGTGATAAGGAAAAAGAACTAGCATTAAAGATATTAGAAGAATATAGTAATGCTGGTAACTCTTCAACTTACACAAATATAATATATGAAGATTATAATGAAATACCAGTTGGTATTGAAGAGTTTCTTCATAATCCAAAATACCTTGGAAATGCATTAACTGATGCGGAAGGTAGATTTACTATCTATCCTTATTGAGTGGATGTATTGAAAAAGATATTTCCTGACCCGTTAGAACCAGCTCAGTATAATACAGCAGTTTTTACTGGGGCAATAGGTTTAGGTAAATCAACTGTAGCAGTAATAGCAATGTGTTACGAGCTATATAGAATGATGTGCTTAAAAAATCCTTATGTTTATTATGGGTTACAGGAAATAGATGTTATAACTTTTGCTGTTATCAATATAACAATAGATGCAGCAGAAGGAGTAGCCTGAAGTAAGATTCAGAATATGGTTCAAGCGTCTACTTGGTTCATGGAAAGAGGAACGGTTAACAAGGCAGATCCTCCGCAATGATTTCCTCCAAAGGGTATTGAACTTATATATGGTTCCAGACCTCAACACATAATTGGTAGGGCTTTATTCAGTTGCCTTGATGGGGACACAGAGATACTAGTTTCTGATGGTGTACGAAATATTTCTTCACTAGAAAATGAACCTATAAAGGTTTATAATATAGATGATAATAATAATTTAGTTTTAACTGATACGTGCACTGTAAAAATGTCTGGTTTATTTAATGAAGAATATCATTTAGAATTAGAAGATGGGACTATTATTAAATGTACTCCTAATCATAAATTTATGCTCAAAAATGGATTATATAAAGAAGCACAGTTTTTAACAGAAGATGATGAATTAGCTGATATATAAAGATAATAAAAACAGGTAGCAAAGGAAGTCATGAGCCTTTGAGATAACAATGCTCCTTCATTGAGCTGTTTTATTAATATTATTTAAGGAGAAATAATATGAATTATGACGAATATATACAAAATATAATAAAAGAACGAGGTCAATGAAATATTCTAGAAGACTAAAAGATGAAAATTAAAAGTATAACAAAAATAAAATTAGATACTCCAAAAAAATTTTATGATGTTATAAATGCTGGAGATTATCATAATTTTCTTATAAAAACGAATTCCGGATATATAGTTTCTCATAATTGCTTCCAAGACGAGGTTTCATTCCGTCAAAACATGGATGTTGAGAAGCAAAAAAAGGCTGCTCAAGAATTAGTAAGCAGTGCCAGTGCTCGTATGCAATCCCGTTTTATGAAAGGGGAAAAGAATCCTACATTACTAATTCTTGCTTCTTCAAAAAGAACTGAACAATCATATCTAGAATCATTCATAAGTCAGAAACAAAAGAATGAAAGTAAGACTACTTTGATAGTAGATGAACCACAATGGGTTATTCGTACAGATAAAGACAGTAAAGAAAAATTCAAAGTGGCAATAGGTAATAAATTCTTAACTTCAGAAGTATTACCACTAAACATTACAGAAAAAGACTTAGATATATATAGAAGTAAAGGCTTTACAATATTAGAAGTTCCGATGGGTTATTATGAGAACTTCATTGATGATATTGATATTGCTTTAACAGATATAGCAGGTATTTCCACTTCTAATGTTACTAGATATATTAGTGGCGCAAGAGTAGCTGCTATTGAAAAAGAAAATTTACAAAACCTTTTTACAAAAGAAATAATAACTGTTGGTGATGCCCCTGATGATTTAACTCAGTATTCAGAGTTCATAGATATTGAAAGATTGGATAGAAAATATCTTGATAGACCTATGTATGTTCATCTGGACTTATCTGAGTCAGGGGATAAAACTGGTATAGCTGGAATATGAGTCATAGGTAAAAAGCCGCATCAAGAAGGCATACCAGATAGTAAAGAGCTATACTATAGATTAGCTTTTAGTGTTGCTATAAAAGCACCTAAAGGTCATAATATATCATTTGAGAAGAATAGACAATTTATATATTGGTTAAGAGAAAATGGATTCAGCATAAGAGGTATATCAACAGATACTTTCCAATCTTTTGATACCGGCCAAATGTTGAAATCAAAAGGTTATAACTATGAAACAATTTCCGTTGATAGGGTGGACCAAGATAGAATTTGTAAACCATATCTTACTCTTAAGAATGCAATATATGAAGAAAGATTACAATTATATAAAACTTCCTTACTAAAGGAAGAGTTAATAGGGCTTGAAAGAAATAATAATGGTAAAATTGACCACGGGCCCAGTGGAATAAATAGCAAAGATACAGCAGACGCATTATGCGGTGCTCTTTATAATGCTTCAAAACACGCAGAAGAATTTGCTTTTGAATATGGCGAAGATATAGAGGCAACAATAAGCGCAAGTGCAAGTACCAATGCTGATTATCAAAGACAACAAATAATAGTTGATTTTGAAAACGAATTAAAGAAACTGCAAGATCCAATACAAAACAAAGTAGCTAATCAAGTACAAGAAGATAATAACTATTTTATGAATTTTGGATTTGGAGTTGCAAAACCTGTTAATCAAATGTATTTAATGAATGGAATTATACTCTAAGCAGATCATATCTGATAGGAAGGAATTTAGATGCCTGAAGATAAGAATAATGGTGTATTAGGTAATCCAGATTTATTTGGAAAACAAATAAAAGCTATACCTGTACCTGAAAAGAATATAGGAATTGATACAGATAATATCTTATACGATAATATTATCAATGCCGTTAAGGTTGGTCAGATTGACATGACGAGCATTGAATCATTTACTCAGATGTCTCAAAGTAGAAATCTGATATATGATGTATTAGATATAATGGCTGAAGATACAACTATTTCATCTATGTTAGAAATATATGCAGAAGATGCAACTGAAGCAAATGAATCTGGTCATATTGTATGAGCAGAATCAGACCAGACTGAAATTAGTAATTATATCAATTTTCTACTTGATGAACTTAATGTTGATAAGAATGTTTATAAATGAGTTTATTCATTATGTAAATATGGTGATGTATATCTTAGGTTATTAAGAAATTCAGATTATAGAAATGTTGTTTTTAAAACTAGATTAAAAGGTATACTTGATACAAACGAACGGGATATTCTAGAAGAAAAA